ATTATTATTTTTTACAACATGGAGTATTAACTAAATGACTAAAAAAATCATTACCATTATTATCAATAAAATTTTCATAATTAGTTTGTTCTATCATTAATATTCTGCAATCTAATTTATCATAGTTTGAATATTTATCGTCATTTATCATATATACACTATTATTATTATTTTCCAATAAATATTTATAAATAACTCCATTTTTTTTTAAACCGTAAACTATAAGAGTTCTATATACTGATTGATTCTTATAAACCTCTTCCAATTTGTTTACAAAATCACTAAACGATTCAATGCTATTTATAGCAAGCGTCATTTTATATATAATATTAACAATGCCTTATGTATTTAATTATATAAGATTATTTATATAGTATTATACATTGCAATGAATGATAGTATTATTAAAATAGATATAGCTTATTTTCAAAAGAGATATGATCAAATCGAAGAAATACCGGAAAATATTAAGAATAAAGCTATTGATTTAAGTGAAAATTATAGTTGTTTTAAATCCTATTATGACCCTAAAATGATATGGGCGAAAAAAGTTTATAATAAAAAAGAAAAAACAATAGCTCCAAAAAATAGATTTCATATTATAATTCCTGATTTTACCGATAATTCATTATTGAAACGTAAAATACTCGGTTTACTTAATAAAATAACAACTAAAAATAAATTATCATTATATGATAACATTAAAGAAATAATTAAAACAAACGATAATCAGAATGTCATAGAAATAATATGGGAATATATTAAACTAAATGAAAATGATTTATATAATAATATATTGAGCTTCTTTGATAAAGATTTTTCGGATAATTATATAGATTCTAAATGGAAAAAATATATAGAATTACGAGAATGGGACCCACCTAAATCATTTTATGATAATGATATACTATTGCTAAATGACGAATATGATTTATACTGCGACTATGTGAAATGGAAAAAAAATGTTAATAATATTAATAATATATGGTTGAAATTTAAATTTGAAGAAATAGACACCTTATTGTACTCATTATTAGATTATACAATCGTAATTATAAAAGAAAATAAGGTCTATAAGCATATTATAGATATATATTTAGACCAAATATTGAAAATATTAAGTGTAACAAAAACCCCGGATGTTATTAATAAAATCAGAGAAATAGATAATTCAAAATTTAATAGTT